CTAGAAGCTGCTTCAACTTCTTGTTTAACTTCTGTTACTGCTGCGAGTTCGTTTTCGTCAACAACACTAAAACCAAAATCAAAATTACTAAGGTCTGTAATGTTTTTTGTTGCCATATTTTTACCTATCTAGTCTGAAAATTCTCCATACGTTTTGTATGCGATTACTTTTCATAATTTTATGTAATGCTTTAAACATTATATCTCCTATTTATACGAAGAAATCTAACAAATCCGCTTGTTTTTCTAGTCTCCAACCGATACTCTCACAAATGTTATTAAGCGGCTCTTTGAAAGATTTCTCAAATTGTTTCTCATAATCAATATACCCTTCTAGTCCAAACTCTTCTGGTAGAATGGTAGGGACTGCAAACACATTCTCTCGAGTCGGGTTAGGTAATCTCATATAACAAAATTTAATTTTGTCTCCTTCAAATATCGGTTGGTACCTTCGTGTAAGTTTCTTCTCTTCAAGCATCTGGTTATACATGAGAGATGCTCTTACATGAATCGGTGTCCCCTTCTTATATATATCTGACGCAGATGACCACTTTTGTAGATATCTACATCCTCTTGGAAATGCTACATCTTCAAATGGCATCTCTCTAAATTGTTTCTCAAAGTTATCAACATAATCTCTTAAAGGTTTTTCACCTTCTTTAAATAGTACTTCGAGTGCTTCTTTGATTGCATCTCTGCAAACTTTAGGTGTACTTGATCTTACAGATTCAATACCCATCATCTTAAGTTTAGGTGTCTCGTATCTTACACCTTCGTTATCGTACACGTTTAAGATGTAATGCTTCTTACCAGTCCAAATACCTTGGTCGGCAATAGCTTCTCTTTTCATTACCATCTTTTGTTCATAAGCACCAACGTACTTAGCAAGTTGTTGGTAAGACTTATCAATAAATGGTTCTAGTATTTCGGTTGCAACTTTGTCAAGGAAGTCCACAACTTTGATATTTTCACTTTGATCAATACCAGATTGATTGACAAGTTCGTCAAGAACAACGTATAAAGAATCTGTGTCGACTGCCACGACATAGTCTTTTCCTTCCGTGCTAAGTTTAGCGTTAAGGAATTCATTGATCTTAACCTCCATCCACTTAATCGATAACTGGCCAGATAAAGTAATCGACTCCGCATACTTAGTATCAAAGAACCTAAAGTACTGATTACCAAGAGCACCATAAGCCGAGTTAAGTTGAATCTTTTTAGCCATTTGCATGTTGTTACATTTTGCAATCTCATATTCGAGTTCCTTTGTCTTTGACTTTTGATATTTCTTTTGAGCTTCAATCATTCGTGTCTTCCATTTCACACGATCGTTGTACATAGTTTCCATTAACTTAGGTAGGAAACCTTGGAAGTCTTTTGTATACATTGCTCCTGATCCACAAACAGTTACGTTATGTTTGTTCATGTAATCTCTAATGTTTTCGTTGTTATATAGACCACTAATAATTTCATCAGCAGTAGGTCTTTGTCCAATATCTCTTACATAAGTCTCTGGTGAGATATTGTATTGCATAATCAAATGAGGATACAGACTGTTTAAGTCAAATGATACTACCCACTTATGCATTCCAACTTGTGGATCTTTTACATAAGCACCTTCTACTTGAAATGCTTTATCTTCAACAACCTTAGGTGGAACAACTAAGTTCTTTTTCATTAGATAGTTATGAATAATAACATCCCACATACGCACAGATGTAAGAGAGTCAACTAAGTTAACACCAGCATCGTATGCAATCGTACATGCTTGTTCGATTAGTTTCATCTTATCGTCTAATCGTTCAACAAGAACAACGTCCTTAATGTTATAGTCTAAGAACTTCTGATAGTCTTGTTTGTATAATTCGTTAAGTGTTCCATATTCAGAATAGTCTAGCTTCTTCTCACCTAGTTCTTCTTGACCAATAAAGTCAAGTGCATAACTTTCTTTCTGTGAATATGTAAACTTCTTATACAAGTTCATATAGTCAAAGATAGTTACACCAATAATATCTTTTGCATTAGGTGGTGCATCTCTTCCAAGAGCTTGGTTCTGTGCTGTAGGTATAGTTCTTTCTTTTACAATACCCCATGGTGATAATCTATTGACTTGGTCTTGTGATACTCTTTTTCGGATCCTGTTAAGTGTATAAGGAATATCAAACAATTCAATATTCCATCCAGTTACAATTTCAGGATTGTAATGTACCCATAGGTCAACAAACTTAATTAGTAGATCAGTTTCTGATGCACATTTGATATATCTATCATCCCCACTTGGTTTATAATCACCCATACCAAGTATAGTAGATTGACCTTTACATCTTACTGCAATAGATAGAATCTCTTTATCAGCTTCTGCAATGTTAGGAAATCCTTCATCAGACTTAGTCTCGATATCAAAGTTAAATACTGTGAGTTGGTTTACATCAAACTCTCTTTCAGGATATTCTTCATTGATAAATGCATATGCAAATTGTTGCATACCATAGATTGGTTTGTTTGATATCTTTCCATATTCTTGAATATAGTTTCTAGCTTCACCGATGCTGTTAAACATTTTAGGTTCAACTACTTCACCTTTGATAGTTTTTAGATGTGATTGTTTTACTGTATGAGTATACAACGTAGGCATGTAAGGAACTGAACGTTGATTCTGCTCTCCGTTCTCAATGTATCTTTCTAGGATAACATTTCTATTTTGTGTTACGTTTGTATAAAATCTCATGTATTCTTAACTCTATCTCTCAAACTACTTGTACTGAATGAATGATCCCGACTATTATACACGATCTCTATATTATTGTCAACACAATAATCCTTTCCAGTAAAATCTTTATCAAGATAATCACTACCTATAATTCTAACATCAATAGGTAATGTCTTAAGAATATCTAACACATCAGCTTCTGTATTATAGATAACAACTTCATCTACAAAACGGCATGCAGTTATCTGAAGTTGTCTTTCGAAGATAGATTGTATTGGTTTATTTTTCTCAGGTCTATCAACTGAGGGATCATTCTGTAATCCAACGATGAGGTAATCGCATACTTGTTTAGCTTCAGATAACATTGCTACATGACCAGCATGCAACAAATCCATACAACCAAAAGTAATACCTATCTTACCTTTATCGCTAACGTCACCGTTTAGCCATTTTAACATAATTAGTCTTGTATAAAATCAGGTCCTTTTGTATCACCTAAGAGAGTCATTACTGTATTAAGTTTATCCTGAGCTTCAGCCATTTTTGAAACTTCCATTTCAATAGCTTGTACTATTTCTGGATGCTCTCCAATACCAACAGACTTCTCTTTGTAAATCATAATATTTGCTTTAGCGACAGCAACGTCGCCTTCTAGTTTGGCTTTTAGTGCTTGTAGTAACATATCAGACATTTTCCAACCTTGTCATTAATCGTTCAGCACGATTGGTTACTTGACGGTACCATCGGCTATCTCTTCCTTCCACAGCTGCTTCTTTCCAATCACCTGCGAACAATGCTGCATTATGTTTTTTAAATTTAGATAGTCTAGTAAGACCCATATTAAACATCATGTTTGCAACAATTTGTTTTACCTCTTGTGGATACCCGTCCCATCCTTCATGTAGTTTTTTACAATCTGCAATGACAGATTCTACATCTTTTTCAAAGCATGCATCAACACGTTCCTCGCTGACTGGGGTACCAACTGCTTGCCCATGTTCGGCGTCTGTTTCAAGAACGAGGTGACCAATACCAAATGTAGGGTAACCAAGATGATCATTATATATTTCATATACAACTCCCTCGTCAATTTTAAGTGTCTCTTTTAACTGATCGATGTCAATGTCGTTATCTTTTAATGTTCTAAAAAACATATGTTCTCCTGTTTGTTTCCTTATATTTATAAGGCATAGAGACCATACGCACTAAGCCTATGGCCTCTATTATAGTAGGCTAATGATTAAATGTCAACTATTTGACTTTTATTTCAATAGGCTTTTCGGCCTCAGGAATTTCCTTAATCAACTTGATTGCTAAGATCCCATCACTATATGTAGCGTCTTTCACTTTAACATGTTCTGCTAATGCAAAGATTCTTTCAAATGATCTTCCTGCAATACCTTGATGTAAGAATTCCTTTTCAACTTCATCACCTTTCTCAGCTGAGATTCTTAATGATTGGTCTTTGAGATCAATCTTAAAATCTTTCTTGCTGAAACCAGCTGCTGCTATTTCAATAACAAATGATTCTTCATCAAGTTTTACTATGTTGTAAGGCGGATAATTGCCTTGAGGTTGTGAGTGGATTTTGTCAAGACGTTTGAACATCTCATCAAATCCGATTCCGAAGGGCTTGATACGCCCAAATGGTTCTTCGTAGATTGTCATAATTCCTCCTTTTCTAAGC